AGACAAGTTTGTTAGATATTTGAATACTTTTTACAGAGTAACTACTGAACATACATCAACCACAACTTTTGACTCAAGCCAATTTATTAAAATTTCAGATATACCAGTAAGAGGTGGATCAACTGCGTTGTTCCGAAAAAACTTTGAAAGTGCAGTTACTGAAGTACCTTATGGAACAATTTATACTGAAATACAAGAAGTTGTAGACTTTGTATTAGGTTATGCAAAACAACTAGAGACAGCAGGCTTCGTATTTAATTATTTTAATAAGGAATCAAACACTGTTGAAGACTGGAAATATAGTACAAAAGAGTTTTTATACTGGACTACACAAAATTGGGCCGCGGGCACACTTATTGCATTAAGTCCTAGTGCTAATCAAATTTCGTTTACAAGAAAATATGCTGTAGTTGATAATTTATATGATAATTTTTATGATTATTCTATGCAGAATAGTTCAGGCAATGCTTTAGAATCGACATTTACACGATTAACTAGAGAAGGAAATACGTTTTCAGTCAACTTAGCAAATACTGCTGATGGAATTTATTACATGCAACTTCCGTTGGTACAAGTAGAGCATGTTGCAGTACTTGACAATATATCAGATTTTAAAGATGTAATTTATTCACCGGCATCGGGTTATAGACAAGACAGAATTAAAGTAATGGGATACCGAACTGCTAATTGGGACGGCACATTAAATATACCAGGATTTGTTTTTGATCAAGCAGAAGTAACTGAATGGCAAACTTATAAAGATTATGCTATAGGCGATACTGTGCGTTACAAAGAATTTTATTATTCTGCTAAAGACAAAATTGTCGGAGGCCAAAAATTTATATCGTCTGAATGGAACAGAATACCAAATCGACCTGAAACAAAATTATATACAAACTTTGATTATAGAATTAATCAGTTTACAGATTTTTATGATCTTGATAGTGATAACTTTGATAGTGAACAACAGCGTTTAGCACAGCATTTAATTGGATATCAAAAACGTCAATATTTAGAAAATATTATTAACGATGATGTGTCACAATATAAATTTTATCAAGGTTTTATTCAAGACAAAGGATCACGTAATAGTATTGATAAACTATTTGATGCATTGGCAAGTGCCGACAAAGAGTCTGTGGACTTTTATGAAGAATGGGCTGTAAAAAATAATCAATATGGTTCGACTACTAACTTTGAAGAAGTTGAATGGCAACTAGATGAGTCTAAATTTAATCTTAGTCCTCAACCAATTGAATTAGTTGAAACATTACCAACAGCACCAACAGACTTAATTTATAGAATACCAAATTACGATGTATTCTTAAAGCCTGAAAATTATGATGTAAACAAAATACCTACAAAATATACAAACGACGAGTATGCTAAAACAGTAGGTTATGTTACTGGTGAAGATGTAAGTCGTGCAGTCCTTACAAAAGATAGTATTACAAGTTTTAGTATTAATGACATTAATAAAAATGATTATATCTGGGTAGCAACAAATAATCAAACATGGGATGTTATCCAACACACTGAAACTAAGTTACGAATTGAAACAGTAACTCCAATTGGAAGCGAAATTACTATAGGACTTAACTTTACTGCTAGAGATATTATAGTAGGTGATGTATTTGGTATTACTAATGCAAATACTGCAACACTTACCACATTAGATGGATTTTATAAAGCAACTAAAGTTCAAGGTAATAATGTTACTTTTGAAACTGAAAATCAAGACTGGCAAGAGATAGATGAAACAATTGATATTAGTGGTACAATAACTATTTTTACTACTCAACGTACAGCAACAATTAAAGATGCAAACAAGAATATTACTGCTAATTTAGGAACAAATGAATTAATTTGGATCGACGATGACGACAATCAAAAATGGACTGTTCTTAAAAATTCTCCAGTCTATAATGAGCACCAAAAAGTTTTAAGTTCATTACAATTAGATAGTACACAGCAAGGATTTGGACATGCATTAAGTGTAAACGATGCTAACACTAAAATGGCAGTTGGCATACCATTTAAAGGCAACGGTGAAGTACACATTTATGTTCGACCTAGTGACAGTACAAATTTTGTGTTAGATCAAATAGTACCAGCACCAACAAATGTTGCTGATGTATATGACGGTAGTACGCCTACAACGTCTATGAATTTCGGCGAAAGTGTTGCTCTTAGCCCAGATGGAAAGTTCCTTGTAATTGGGTCTCCACATGCATCTAACATTTATAGTTTTTACAGAGGCGAATTTCAGCAAGGTGTTCCATATACAAAAAGTCAAATTGTAAAATACGGTCCGAACTTATATAAAGCAGTTCAAAATATTGATCCTGCTACAGGCGCAATATCATTTAGTAGTTTTGATTCATATGTAGATATTGTTAGTGATAGCGATAGTACTTTTATTAATTTATTACAAACTGGTGATTATAAAATTAATGATAGTATAGTATCCCATATGCTTATTAGAGCGCCTTTAAATGCTTATGAAGGAAGTACAGCAGGTGACGACATTGTACTAAAATGGAATAATTTTAGTAAATTAAATATTCAAGGTAGTACAACAGATATTCAACCATTTGATGGTGAATTCTCTACATTAACAGGCACATTTTTAAGTAACAGACATAACATTGAATACAAAGTAGATAATGTACTAGTAATTGAAAATTTTGTTAACTTACCACAAATTAATGATACACTTTCAAGTAGCATTGCTAGTGGTACAGTAGTTTATGTAGCAAATAATTTAACAACTTGTACAGTTTACTTGTCAGATGTTAATGGAACATTTACTCAATCAGGTTCAGTATTTGTTGGAACTATACGTATTGGCGATTACACAGAAGATTACACAAATTTAACTAGTAACTTAGGCGGTTACTGGTATATTAATACACCAACATATACTACAAGTGCAGATAGTACAAATACATTTATTGATCCAGGACATGGATTAATTTATCAAGATTTGTTAACAACTGCCAGTGGAAGAAACACAGCAAATTTTTACCATAATATTACAGATGCTAGACAGTTAGCAGTACAAGATGCTAACAATTCTGGTGCTACTTTAAGTTTAATGGACCAAGCATCATTTGCACAAACACTAACGTACGAAGGTGATCCATTAGAAGTATTTGCAGTTCAATCAAGTCCGTTATGGACCATAAGAGGAAATAAGCCATTTACTGATACAATATCTATCGGAAGTAAATTTAACATGACTATTGATAGTGTAAGCGGACTTACAAACTTTGCAGATACTGCAATGAGTAAAGAGTTGTTTAATAAAGAACATACTGTTTATGATTTATGGGACGGATATATTGACTTTACATTTGACGAGTTTGATCAAGCAAATCAATTACCTTTCGAGCCAATCGTAGGAGACACTGTAAAAGATACTATTACAGGTGCAACAGCAGAAATAACTTTTTATAAAAGACAGTTTAATACTGTTAGAATTTATGTAAAGAATGTTACTGGGGTATGGAGTAAAGGTAACGATCATAACGAAGATGCAGATATATTCCGTTCACGTGGTGCTACTGACCGTAACATGGGTAGAATAAGTGCAGTAAGTTTAGAAGGAACACGTATTGGTAAAATTATTGTTTTAGAAGAATCTAGTAATTTTGCAGATGCAACAATTAGTGAACTTACAGATATTGAATATTGGTTTTATAATGAAACTACACTTACAGGTATACCTCGTGAACCTAACATTCCAGCATCAAATAACAGAGATTGGCAATTAGTTACTAATATTCCTGTTGAAAATAAAGCAGGAGCAATGGCTAGCGGATTACAGCAAGAGGGTATGTTTAGTGTTTACGATTTAAATGATCAAATACAATTTGATATAAAATCCCATTTTACTGTTCCAGAAAGAAAAGCACATGCTAAACTTGGTGATGAAGTACAGTTTACAAAAGATAGTGCTTTATATAGATTAAGTATTGCATCAAAAGGTGCAGGGACTCAAGCAAATTCAGGTAGTATACATTTTGTTAAACACGGTACTAAAACAGAGTCAGGTGTTATAAGCACATATGATTGGCAATTAGATATTGATCCAAACTATAGAGGAATATTTAGTACATTAGTATTCTATAAGCAAAACGAAATTGTTGAGTATCAAGATAGACTTTACAAAGCAAAAAGAAACATTGCAAGTGGTAGTGCATTTATTAGCACTGATTGGGGAAATGTTATAGACGGTACTGCACATGTTGGATTTATTCCGACAGTTGGTACAAATGCTATTATTGGTGAAGAAGTATTTGACCCAGAATATGGTATTAGAGATTTTGCAAGAAAATACGATCAGTCAAAAGATGGCGAAGTGTTACTTGTAAGTTCTAGAATACAAGGCAATGATAGTACAGGCGAACGTGTAGTTGTTGTATACAGAAGATTGCCTGAAGGACAAATGACTGTATCACAGACTATTAAACCGCCTTACGAAGATTTGTCAACAGGCTCGTTTACAGGATTTGGTGACAGTATAAGCATTAGTAGCGATGGTGAAATGATTGCTATTGGCGAACCTTATAACGATGACATTAAAAAAGATCAAGGTAAAGTGTACATTTATACTTTAGTTAACGGACAGTTTACATTAACTCAAGAAGTGTTTAGTCCAAATGGAGAACAAGCAGAACAATTTGGTTCTTATTTAAATTTTGATGGTAACCAACTATGTGTAACTTCATTAAACGGTGATATTGAAATACCAACAACATTTGATAACAATACAACTTTATTTGATGACGAGTTTACTAAATTTAAATCAATAGATATGGATAGTGGTGTTATCTTTATGTATGAAAGAATTAATCAGTCATTATTATTTGCACAAGAATTTATTATAGACGAACCATTAGCAACTAATTTTGGTAAAAATATTTTAATGAATAATAATCACGTGTATACAAGTATGCCAGAAGTAACAAACTTACTAACCTACCAAGGTATGATTATAGACTTTAGAAAAACGATTGGGGCTAAGGCATGGAAAACACATAGAAGTCCAATCGATCAAGTAGATATTAGTAAAATTAAAAGTGCATTTTTGTATAATATACAAACAAATACTCTTATTGAAGATTTAGATTATATTGACCCTGTACAAGGAAAAATTGCAGGTCCAGCAGAACAAGAATTATCATATAAAACATATTATGATCCAGCAACATATAGTGTAGGTAATGATACTGTTGTTATTGATGAACAAAATTCTTGGGGACAACCAAACGTAGGTCAGTTATGGTGGGATCTAAGTGCAGTTAAATTTTATAATTACCAACAAAATAATATTACATACCAAACAAATTATTGGGGTGAAGTATTTCCAGGAACTAGTGTTGAAGTTTATGAATGGGTAGAGTCTGATTTATTACCAAGTGAATGGGATGCCTTAGCAGATAGTGAAAATGGTATTGCTTCAGGAGTAAGTGGTACAAGTAGATATGGTGATTTTGTTTACTCTCAAAAATTAACATGGGATCCTATTGCTAAAATTAGCAAACCAAGATATTTTTATTGGGTAGCAAACAAACGTGTTGTACCAACAACTGCTAATAGAAAAATTACAGCGTTTGATGTAAAGCGTTTGATAGAAGATCCTGTAGGACAAGGACATAAGTTTGTAGGCTTAATGGCTAAAGATAGATATGTACTTTTTAATTGCGAGCCTTTACTGAGTGGTAACAATGTTGCATTTAATTTACGTTATTATACACTTGATAATGTTGAACAAAATATTCATAACGAATATCAGATGCTAACTCAAGGTGTAGGATCTAGCAAACCAACTAGAGATATTGAACAAAAATGGTTTGATAGTTTAATTGGCTATGATAAACAATTTAGATTAGTACCAGATCCTAAACTTAGTGCTAAAGCAAAATATGGTATTGGTAACAATCCTAGACAGTCTATGTTTATTAATAAATCAGAAGCATACAAGCAAGTTATCGAGCGTGTTAATGATATATTAATTAAAAATATTATTGTTGATGAGTTTGATATTAGTGATCTAACTAAAAGTGATCCTCAACCGCTTGCAAGTTCACGTAGGTATGATATAAAGATTGATACATATGATGACCTTGCATTTGTTGGAATTGCTAAAAGAACTACAGCAATACTAACACCAACAGTAGTAGATGGCAAAATTACTAGTGTTGCAATTACAAATTCAGGTAAAGGTTACGTAGATCCAACTTATAATTCAACTATAGGCGGAACTAGATTAGGTCCGCAAATTACAATTACAGGAATTGGCAGAGATGCTGTACTTGAATCTGAAATTAATGAGTTAGGACAAATTACAAAAATTAATATTATTGATCCAGGATTAGGATATGACGAAAATATTGTACTCTCAGTTAGAAACTTTACTGTGCTTGTTGCAAGTGATTCAAATGTTGCTAACAAATGGTCTTTATATAATTACAATGGTATTAAATGGAACAGAACTGTTAGTCAACGTTTTGATACAAACTTATACTGGAGTTATGCAGACTGGTATGCAACAGGATATAGTGAATTTACTGAAATTAAAAATTTAATTGATTTTAGTTACCAACTAACATCTCTAAATAACGATATAGGCGACACAGTCAAAATTTCATCAATAGGATCAGGAGGCTGGTTGCTTTTAGAAAAAATTGCAAACTTAGATACAGAAGATTATACACAAAATTATAAAGTTGTTGGTAAGAAAAATGCAACAATACAGTTTAGCAATAATTTATATGATACTTCAGTTAATAAAACCGGCTTTGATACTGACACATTTGATACTACATTCTACGATAATCAACCAGTAACAGAATCAAGAGTAGTTTTAGAAACTCTTAGAGATCATATTTTAGTAGATAATCTAGAAGTACATTATAATGAGTTGTTTATTGCAAGTATAAGATACGCATTTAGTGAACAACCTAATATTGATTGGGCATTTAAAACATCATTTATAAAAGCACAGCATAATGTTGGTGACTTAGGACAAAAAGTTACGTTTAAAAATGATAACATTGATAACTACCAAGATTATATAAATGAAGTTAAACCTTTCAAAACTAAAATTAGAGAATATGTGTCTAGTTATGAAAAAACTGATCCTACAAATAGTGTTTTAACTGATTTTGATTTACCTCCTAGATATAAATTTGAAAACAAAATTATACAAGCGTCAACAGCAAAAGTTACAAATAATCTTATAACAAGTCCTCCAAATAGTACTAGTTCTTATCCTGATAAACATTGGTTAGAAAATTCAGGTTATGAAATAAAAGAAATTTCAATTGGTAATACAGGATCAAACTACACATTACCACCAGTAGTTTCAATCGAAGGCGGTGGCGGACAAGGTGCTACTGCTAAAGCATTTTTAAATTCAGGAAAACTTTCAAAAATTGAAGTTACTAATTCTGGGAACGGATATCTAAAAGCACCAGAAGTAGTATTAAACGGTAGTGTAGAGGATGGCGGTACTAAAGCAACTGCTAGAGCAGTGCTTGGAAATGGTAAAGTTAGAGGAACCCATATTATATCAAGATTTGATAGAGTAAGTGGTCAACCTTATTATTTAGAAGTAGCAAGAACAGAAACATTTACAGGTGATAACGTTACTCCAAATTATAAATTAAAATGGCCAATGAATCTAAATGGTGCAAAAGTTAAAATTTATATTGACAATGTAGAATTATTAAAAAGTGAGTACACTTATAGTAACTATGATGATTTAACTAAAGGATATTCTAGACAGTGTGGTAAAATTACATTTACTATTCCTCCAAAACTAACTAAAACAGTTAGAGTTGATTATGAACTTGCTCCAAACTTATTAACTGCTCAAGATAGAGTACAGTCATACTATAAACCAGTTGATGGTATGATTGGTAAAGACATTTCGCAACTTATGATGGGTGTCGACTTTGGCGGTGTAGAAGTTAAAAGTTTTGATTTTGCAGGTATTGGAGGATTTGAAAATAGAGGCTTCGGAACTGAAGCATACGACATTTATGATTCAACGTTTGAAGATTTAATTTTCTACTTAGATGGGTCAACAGCAGAACTTACTTGGAAAACACCATTAGAAAGCGGTGTTATATATAATGTATACAAAAATAATGTAAGACTTGACGATATAAACTATCCAAGTAGTCCTACAAATCCAAATGCTGTTATGACAAGTATTACAGGTGACGGTGTATTAACTTCAATTAACATTCAAAATTTTGGAATAACAAGTAAAGACGATGATATTTTTGTTATAAGAAAAACAACTAGTGATGGTAGTTTTAAACCAGACCCTGCAAGTTATGATACTGAACTAACTGGCGGCGCATTATCGTATAGTAACGCTAAAGGTATTGATGCAAGTGATATTATTGTAGATGGTGACGGATTTATTACACCAATGACAACTAGTGGACCTGAAGAACTTATTCCAGGAAAAATCTCAGACACAGTTGACATTAAAGTTTTTCATAGACCAGATGACGGAACAAGTAATGTGCAAACACAGTTCTTCCAAACAGATGGCGCAACACAGACATATAGTATTGGTATACATCCGCACAATAGTGAAGCAGTTTTTGTAACTCTTGATAATGCTAGAGTTAATAGTACAGATTATATAATTAACTATGTTAATGATACAATTACATTTACAACAGCACCAGTAGCAGGCAAAGTACTAAGCATAGTTACAATGGGTATAAGCGGACAGAAAATTTTAGATATTAATAAGTTTGTAGCAGACGGAAGTACAAATACATACACTACTAATTTAAAATATCAAACAGGTGTAAGCCATTATGTAACTATTAACGGCATAGCAATAAATTCTACACTTTCTCAAGATACAAATAAGTATTTTGTAATTACATTTGATACTGCACCACAAGCAGGACAACTTGTTGACTACGGATTATTTTATACAACTGCTAAAACTTTTAGTGCAACTAATGTTCAAACATTAACAGGTGACGGATCAACTACAATATTCGATGTAAATCCAGCACTAGTTGGTGGATTACCAACTGCACAAAATGCTATAGTTGAAGTAAACAACAATATACTCGATGCAGGATACAATGTAGACTTTACAATTACTAATGCGGCAACTAGAGAATATCAAATCCAAGAATGGCAGTTCTTTAGTAACAGCGTTAGGGGCGAAGATATAGAAGTTTATCTCAATGACGAGTTACTTGCTAAGAATATTAAATATAGGTGGGATAGTGCAAACAATAGTGTTGTATTATCAGCAGGTATTGGAGCAGTAGGCGACAAATTAGATATATTCTTTAGCATCGACGGACAGTATGCATTTGGTTATGTAGGTGTTGGGGCAGATAGTAGTACTAAATTTTTGCAAGATAGAAGCAAAATATATTTTGATACAGCACCTGCTCTAGGAGAAACAATAAGAATTACTTCATTTAGTAATCATGATGTACAAGATTTTGAGCGTATCAAATACGATCTTGTAAGTAGAGTTGTATTAGTACCAGGAACAACAAACTTTAAAGAATACGTTACTTTAAGTAACGGACTTGTAGAATTAAGACATAAAGCACAAGATTCAGAATATGTTTGGGTAATTGTAAATGGAGTTAGGTTAGCACCAAACGTTGATTACTATGTAACTGAAGATCAGAAATATGTAAAAATTATACAAAAACTAAGTGCAAATGATAAAGTAGAATTGTTACAATTTGGCGAAGAGCAACTAGTACATAGATTTGGATTTAGACAGTTTAAAGATATACTGAACCGTGTTCACTACAAGCGATTGGACGATGCGAATAAGTATAAACTAGCACAGGACCTTAATTGGTGGGATACTAGAGTTGAACTAGTAGACGCTTCAGATTTACCAGAACCTGGTAAAAAGAAACAAATTCCGGGTGTTGTGTTTATTAACGGTGAAAGAATTGAGTACTACGTGAAGCAAGGAAATAGTTTACGTCAACTACGCAGAGGTACCTTAGGTACTGGTGTAAACACACTTATTGTTTCAGGAACTGAAGTAAGAGATCAAAGTCCAGGCGAAAACATGCCTTACGCAGATCAAACACTAACACAAGTGTTTACAGCAGATGGTACAACAGCATCATATGAATTAGATTTTACTCCTACACAGGGTATAAACGAATTTGAAGTATTTGTTGCTGGAAAAAGACTTCGTAAAAATGTGATAAGTAGTTATCAAGTAGACACTAAAGATAGTGCAGGAAACTTTGTAACTAGATTTATTGCACAAGATAGTGCTGAAGGTGATGTTACATTACCAGTAGAATTCACATTAAGTGGTAGTACACTGGGATTAGCAGTAACTCCAGAGCAAGATCAGAAGGTAACGGTGGTTAGACGAGTGGGTCAAACATGGACAAAAGCAGGAGAAAGCCTAGTTGATGCAGAAAATGACGTTGCAACGTTTCTAAAGGCAAGAACAACGGAACTACCTAAATAAATACAGTAGCAGTGAGAGAAAAACATGACAGACAAATTAAATGATAAAAGTGGAGTAGTAGTTAAAGGACATATCAAAATACATGATCCAAAAACTGGCGAAGTGTATGTTGATAAGCGTAATGCTATTCACTACGAAAATATGAGTATTGCTCTTGCAGAAAGCCTTGCAAATCAAGGTCAAGGCATGATATATGAAATGAGTTTTGGTAATGGAGGAACTAGCGTAGATCCAACAGGTATTATTACATACTTAACACCAAACAGTACAGGAACAAATGCTAGTTTGTACAACCAAACATTTACTAAAGTTGTAGATGACAGAAGTACAAGCAACACTGATCCTGTAAGAAATAAAATTGAAACACGTCATGTTAGTGGAACAAATTACACAGATATTGTTGTAACTTGTTTACTAGATTATGGAGAGCCAGAAGGTCAAGATGCATTTGATACTGCTACAGATACAAATAACCTTTATGTGTTTGACGAACTAGGACTTAAAAGTTATAGCCCATCAGGCACAGGTAGATTAATTACACATGTTATTTTCCACCCTGTACAAAAAAGTTTAAACAGATTAGTTCAAATTGATTATACAGTGCGTGTACAAAGTTTGTCAGGAGTTTAATAGATGCCTTATACAATTAATTTCACTGACGTAACAAACAAAGGTAGCGTCACAGTTGAAGATAACGACATTAATACACAAACTAGTTTAAGTCTAGTTGGGCGTAATACAACAAGTTACGGAGTTGAATTTAATCAAAACTTTTTAAAACTTTTAGAAAATTTTGCTAATACAACTGCTCCATCAAATCCAGTTGAAGGACAACTTTGGTATGATAGTACAGCAGGTAATGAGCAACTTAAAGTATATGACGGAACACAATGGGTAGCAAGTGGCGGACTTAAAAAAGCAACTAACGAACCAGAAGCATCTAATAGTTTAACAGGCGACCTTTGGGTTGATACTGATAATCAACAATTATATTTGTATACAGGTTCTGGATGGACACTAATTGGTCCTGAATATGCAGGTGGATTAAACACAGGAGTTGTACCAGTACAACTTACTGGACAAGACAATATTGATTATACTGCTCTACAAGTTGAAGTAAATGCAAAACCAGTTGCAATTATTAGTGCAGATACATTTACACCAAGAGCACAAATTAATGGCTTTAGTCAAATTAACCCAGGTATAAATTTAAGCACAGCAGATATTACAGGCGATGGCGCCGCAAGATTTTACGGACCTGCAGAGCAAGCAGAGAATTTAGTTGTCGGCGGAGTAAAAGTTGCCGCGGCAAATTTTTTACGTGGAGATGTTGTAAGTACAACAACAAAACAATTAAAAGTAAACACAGATGATGGCATTATTTTAGGAAGTGGTAATCAACTTACCTTAGGTGTTGAAGGACAAATTGGTGTTGTTAGTCATAATACAAGTGGTGCTAGTTTAGATATTCGTGTTAATGATCAAGGTACTACTAAAACAGTAATGCGTATTGACTCTACAACAAATATTGGAATTAATAATACAGCACCAAGTGAAGCATTAGACGTTACAGGCAACATCAAAGTAAGTAATTCAATTACTATTGACGGAACTACAGCAAGTACAAACTTTGGTACAGGTAGTTTAATTGTTAAAGGTGGTGCAGGGATTGCAGGTGATTTAAATATTGGCGGCACACTTAATGTACAGAGTGATACAGAAACTAGAGATATTATTCCGGATGCAACAAACACAAGAACTATTGGATCATTAGCCAACAAATACTCAGGAATATATGCAACAACGTTTGTAGGAAATTTAACAGGAAATGTTACAGGGCAAGTTAGTGGCAGAGCAGGTAGTGCAGATAAACTTTCAAGTGCTACAAACTTTAGTTTAGCAGGCGAAGTAAGTGCGCCAACTATTACGTTTGATGGTCAAACAGGTGGAACAACAAAAACATTCCAAACTACAATAGCAAATAGTTTTATTAGCAACAAAACTTATACTGGTAGTGCTGATGCTAGTGATGAATTCTTATTGAATAGAGTTCAAGGTCAAGTTGGACTTTATAGAATTAGTAGAAGAGATTTATTATCAACAGTTCCGATTAATCCTCCAGGAGTAATGATGCCATATGCAGGAACTACTGCTCCTAGTCTTTGGTTATTATGTTACGGACAAGAAGTATTACAAGCAGATTACCCAGAGTTATTTGGTGTAATTGGATTTACTTACAAGCAATCAGGACTATTAAGTGATCTTGGTGTAGCAAGATTTGCTCTACCAGATATGCGTGGTAGAACTGTAATAGGACTAGACGACATGGGAGGAACAGCCGCTAGTAGAATTACAGGTTTACAAGGTAGTGAACTTGGTAATAGCGGAGGTCAAGAAACTGTTACTATACAAAGTACAAACTTACCAGAACACGAACACGATTTGGTTGTTGAAGGAACACAGTTTTACGCAATATTAGACGCGGCAAAGGATGCAAACAGTCCAACATCATCAATTATATTTGATGCACCAACAGGACAAAATGTAGGCCAGGCTGTAACAACGAGTGGCGGTGTTGCAGGAACAACTGGACAAGCAATGGAGACATTGAGTCCGTTTATGTCCTTAAATTATATAATTTACACAGGGAAAGTTTGATGGCATATAAACTAAACAAAACAGACGGCACAATATTAGTTGATTTAATTGATGGTACTATTGATGTTAACAGCACTTCATTAACACTTGTAGGAAGAAATTATACAGGATACGGTGAAGCATTTAATGAAAACTTTATTAAATTACTAGAAAATTTTAGTAACGCTAACTCCCCAATTAACCCAATACAAGGACAACTTTGGTGGGATACTAGTGAAGCACGTTTAAAAGTTTATGAAGGATCTATATTTAAAGCAGTAGGTGGACCGTTTGTACAAAAAACACAACCAGCAATGGTTGCTGGCGACTTATGGATGGACAATGTTAATAATCAACTTTACTTTTTTGATGGAACAGATTTATCATTAGCAGGGCCAATTTACAAAGCGGCTCAAGGAGAAACAGGATTTAGAATTGAAAGTGTATTAGATACTCAAGATAGAAGTAGAACACTTGCAAGTTTATATTTAGGTAACGGCACAGACGGAACTACAGCAAGAGCCGCAGTAATTAGTAATGTAGAATTTACTCCAGCAGTAGGATACACAATTACAGGTATTACAGGTAATATCAAAAAAGGTATTAACATTATTGATAAAACTAACTTTCTATTTGAAGGTACAGCAGACGCGGCAAAATCATTAATTAAAGCAGACGGTACAAAAGTTGGTGCAGATAACTTTGTTAGTACAACTACAGATAACGTTGTTACCGGTTCACTTACAGTAAGTAATAGTTCTGGAGTTACAATTGGCCCAAATGCTAACCAAGTATTAAGTATAATTGGTAATTCGTTTGTTACTGCTAATCAACAGTTAGATGAAAATTATTCAATTAGAGTTACAAGTACAGCGGCAGGAGCACAGGCTGTAGATGCAGTGTTTGTTGATGCGGCAAACAAACGTGTAGGTATTTTTGATAATACACCTGAATATACATTAGATGTTACAGGTGATATTCGTGTAACAGGAAACTTATTAGTAGAAGGCGCTTCAGCAAGTATTGATGTTAGTAATTTAAGAGTTCAAGATAAACAAATTGAACTTGCTATCACAAATGATAGTACATTGTTAACAGATTCAGGCGTTGATGATGCTGGTATGGTTGTAAGAGTAACAGGTGCAGATAAAAAATGGACCTGGATACAAGCAACAAACAGTTGGACAACAACAGAAAATATTAATGTTACTACAGGTAACGAATATAAAATTGCAGGAACGGCAGTTTTAAATGCTACAACATTAGGAGCAGGTGTTACAGCATCAAGTCTTACAAGTGTAGGTACACTTACATCATTAAATGTTGATAACATTAATTTAAACGGTAGCACTATTACAGGAGCAAGCGGATTAACTGTTGCGGCAGGCGGTGATGTTAATTTTTCAAATAGTAAAATTTCAGGTATAGCATTACCAGCGGCAGATACTGATGCGGCATCAAAAGTTTATGTTGATGAATCGATATCAGCGGCGGCAATTTCGTTTAGTATGGATGTTACAGGATTGAATGATACACAGATTGGATTAGTGCTTAATGACTTAGTTCCAGGCGCAAGTGTTGCGAACGGTACAACTGCACGTATTCACTGTACAACACTTGGCGGCGCAAGTGTTACAGGCATTGACGTTGCGGCTGTGGCTACTAAAGCATTCATAGCAGTAGATGCCGCAGGAGTACAAAACGAATCAGTATTGCAGGATATTGGATTTACAGCGGCAACGGGTTCAGTTACAGTTAGTGTAACTAGATCGTTAAAGGAATACATCACATCAAGTGGGAGTTGGACATTTAGTCAAAACTTAACATCTAGTGTGTAAGATAAATATAGTTATAATTAAAGGGTTGAAACATGGCTTATACGATTAACAAATACAGCGGAGCAACACTTGTAGTAGTACAAGATGGTACCGTTGATGTTACAACAGACTTAACGTTTGTTGGCAAGAACTACGCTGGTTACGGCGAAATACAAAACGAAAACTTTTTGTTTTTGTTAGAAAACTTTAGCGGAACATCACAACCGCCTAAACCAATCAGCGGACAGATATGGCATGATTCAACTAGCGGAAAAATTAAGTTTTACGATGGTACAAAATTTAAAACTACAGGCGGTGCAGAAGTTTCAACCACACAGCCAGTAGGATTAACATCAGGCGACTTTTGGTGGGACTCAGGAAACAGTCAGTTATATACATATGATGGAGCATCATTTGTACTAGTTGGGCCACAAGGAGCAGGCTCTGGACTAACACAAATGAAAAGTAAAACAGTACGTGATACTTTAGCAGTAAATCATAGTGTGATTGCCGCAACAGTTGATGATGAGATTATTTTTATAGTTAGTGGACAAGAATTTACTATTGATGCTACAGACCCACTTAATGCTATTACAGGATTTGACGTTATCAAAAAAGGTACTACAATGGTAAACACGTTAGATGCAACAAACGGTGTTACATCAACTAATCATTATTATTGGGGTACATCTTCAAATGCTTTAAAACTTGGCGGATTAAGTGCGAGTAGTTTTGTACAAAGTACACCAGGAACAGCAACTACATTTAGTGATATTGTAAGATTTCCTGATGCAGGTATTACAATCGGTGACCAAAACGATTTACATGTTTATATTGAAAATGGTAATCAAGGTGTTATTGCTAATGAAGTTGGTACAAACAATATAATTAGATTTAAAACAAGTAATGCAAATAGCGTACAAACTAATAGTGCTATTATTCAGTCAACAGGTATTAATCCAGGTTCAACAAGCACATACACATTAGGATCAAGTATTGCTAAATGGTCAAACGTTTATGCAGATAACTTCCAAGGTAATGCGTCAAGTGCAAGTGCAATTAAATTTAGTAGTGCAGATTATGCAGGCGATACAAGTGCTATTGCAAACACAACAGCATTACGTGATAGTAGTGGTGATTTACATGCTAACTTTTTTAGAGGAACAGCAACTCAAGCACAATATGCTGATTTAGCAGAAAACTATGAAACAGAAGAACATCAGCCAGTTGGTACAGTAATGGCAGTTGGTGGAGGAAAAGAAGTTCGCCCAGCAAAAGTAAGCGATTTTGCAATTGGTGTTATATCTGAAAATCCAGCATACTTAATGAATAGCATGTCCCCAGGACAGGCAGTTGCACTCAAAGGGCGTGTACCTGTAAGAATAAAAGGTCCAGTTTCAAAAGGACAAGCAGTTTATGCATGGCAAGACGGTGTTGCTTCAACTATTGCAAGTAATGGATTAGTTGGCGTAGCATTAGAGTCTAGTACTTCTGATACTGAAAAGTTAATAGAGTGTGTTTTAAAAGTATAAATATTAAAACACGTACATAAAGGAAGTAAGCATGGCAATTGGCGATTTAATTACAGCCGCAAGATACAATAACGCACAAGGCCGAGTAAGTGCTATTCTAGGAAACGGATCATTAAACGAAGGTTACGGCCAAACAGTAACTAGTTCACAAGTATCAAGTAATGTTATTATAAATTCAACTCATGTAAACGCTATGTTTACAGATTTAAAGAATATTTTTGTTCATCAAACAGGCGGTAATCCCAATTCCATTGCAGAAGTAGAAGTAGGTGATGCAGTCGCTGAAGATACTAGTGGAGTAGATACAAAAGAAGGTTTCAAAGATTACGAAGATTTTATTAGTATAATAGAAACGCCTAGTAATAGATTTAGAATAGCGGCCGCACAAAGTAGTACACTTAATAATGCGGAAGTTAATCAAAGACGCAATCAGTGGACAGCCCCAATTGACTGCGAGTTTATAGTATCATTTACAAGTGCAGATACACGTAGACATTTTTTTAATTCAGGTGGTTCACTTACATTTATTAGTTCTCTAAGTGGAACACCAACTAGTGGTGATAGTGTTGCAAAAAGTCAAGACTGGGCATCTATTCTTGGTAATGCAGGAACTGTTAGTTTAAATTACGAAGCAACAACAACATCCGGATCTGGAGTTGTACAAAGTATTGGTAATTATGACTTAACTACGTCTTACCAAGAAGTTTATAGAAAATCAGCAACAGGAGTATATGGAAATAATAATTATATTCTTTATGCTAAGGCGCCTACTAGTTCTACTATACATGTTAAATATGAATTTTTTGACCATAACCCAGGCGGTTTTAAAATTGATGAACCGGTACAAGGATTATTAGAAGCCAAAATAGGATTTGTTAGAGCGAGTGGATCATTTGTTGATGTTTCGGCTCCAGCATTTTCGGCTATTAATTCTCTTTGACATAATTAATAAAGTATAGTATAATATTACTATACGTTTGAAGGAGAGTAATACATGGCTGTTGGCGATATTATCACAGCAACTAGATATAATGCACTACAATCAAGAGTTGAAAGTATTCTTGGTATAGGTGCAGGTACCGAAGGTTATAATAATACTACATCAAGTAATCAGGTACCGGTTGGAGATTTAGTTACAGCCTCTCATCTTAATCAACTTTTTACAGATATTGATCAGATTGCTAGACATCAAACTAATCAAGCATCGGGATTAATTGCACAAGCACTTATTGGTGATCTTATTGCAGATCAAACTAGTGATAATCCATCTGGTACGCTAAAAGGATTTACTGACTACGAAACTTCAATGAATACTTTAGAAAGTGATCCTAATAGATTCAGACTTTCAGCATTACAAAGTACTACAGGAAGTAATTCAGCATCATCACAATATACAGCAAATTGGAATCAAAACTTAAATGCTTATTTTAGAGTAGCATGGCCTAATTCAAATGCACGTAGAGGATATTTTAATTCTGGAGGAACAATTACATTTGTAAGTAGTTTATCTAGTTCTGCAAGTGGTGGTAACATTGCTAAAACAAATGACTGGTCAACTATGCTATCAAATGCTGGTACAGTTAGTTTTAATTATAATACAACTGTAACAAGTAATAGCGGAACAGGTGCGGCAATTGGTAATTTTCAACTTACTTCATCTGAACAGCAAATTTTTAGAAAAACCGGTAGTGGTGTATATGCTGATAATAACTATTTTATTCGAGCAAGAGAAATTAATACTTCAACTATTGAATTCCGTATTAATATGAACGAAGCAGATACAGGACAAGGTTTTGGTAAAGCACCAGCACCAGTTGACGAACTTGTACAAGGCACTTTAACAACAAGTTTAGGCTTTAAAAGAGCAAGCGGCGTTTATGTTGATTCTCCAGTGCCCACATTTACTGTACAATCTGCTTATTCTGGCAGTTAACACTTGACTTTCTAGCAGTTTTGCCGTATAATAGTAATTATATGGAGAGATTATGGACCAACGTCTAAAAAAAGCATTAGAACATGCAGATTATGTTACTACATTTAAGAATCAAAAGCGTATGTTACAAGCAACATACAATAAAGAATGTACAGTTTATTACTGTGGCGGACAATTTACTGCGTCGAGAGAATATATTACAAGTGTATCAACAATAAAATGTGATATTTTTGTTGATAACAATCAAACTCCTATTGAGATATTAGATAAGAAAGATTTTTATAATACCCTTACAGAAGCATATACAAATGCAACTGAAAAGTATTATAGTGAATACCAAAATTTAGTTCAAAGTGAAAGAACTGTTCAAGGAATTCTTAATGTCTAAAGGCATTCTCGTACATGCATTTAATAATGAAGAAATAGATTATGTAAAGCAGGCTTATATGATTGCTGAACGTGCTAAAAAATATCTTAATCTCCCTACAAGTATTATTACTGACAGTAAAATAGATGAAGATATATTTGAGCATGTAATACATTTTAATACTCCGCAAAATTATACTAAAAAATTATATAATAATGGTAACAATGGTACACATCTTACATTTAAAAATAATGCAAGAGTGCTAAGTTATGATCTTACTCCATATGATCAAACTTTAATGATTGATACTGATATTATTATCTGTGATAGTACTTATAAACATTGTTTTGAGCAAAACAATCCGCTATTAATGTATAATGAAGCATATCACTTAGGACAGAATCTTGACTATAGGCAGTTTAATAAAATTAGTGATTCAAGTATAGACTTTTACTGGGCCACTTGTGTATATTTTGTAAAATGTAAACAAAACAAAATATTTTTTGATCTCTTACAACATATTGAAGAACAATGGCCGCACTATAGAATGTTGTATCAAATAACTCAAAGCACTTACCGTAATGATTTTGCATTTAGTATTGCTACACATATTATGAATGGACATAGCAAAGGAAACTTTGTTGGTAAAATGCCAGGCAAACTATACTATACAATAGATAAAGATACATTACATAAAATAAACAACGATGAACTTACATTTATTATAGATGATAACCCAATTAAAACAAAAGCAATAACTGTACATGCTATGAACAAATACAGTTTAGAGGAAATATTATGACGCAAGGTATTTTAATTTTTGCACAGAATAATACAACTGATGATTACGTAAAACAAGCATATCTGTGTGCGTTAAGCGGCATGCACAGTGGTAATAAACATTTTACTCTTGTAACTGATAAAGAAGTTGATGAAAAAACAGCCTTTATATTTGATAAAGTAATTGTGTTAAAACATGACCAAGCCAAGTCTAGTGAATGGAAAATAGAAAATAGATGGAAAGCATTTAATCTCAGTCCGTACAAAGAAACTATTGTAGTTGACAGTGATATATTATTTTTAGATAAAATAGATTGGAAATTATTTAAAAAACAAGATTTATATTTTACACAAAATCCAACAACATATAGACAAGAACCTATTAACGATACGTATTACAGAAAAGTATTCCATCAAAATTATTTGTTTAACATATATACAGGACTTTATTATTTTAAAAAAACAAAAAGAGTAGCACACTTTTTTGGATTATTAGAAACTGTAATAAGTAATTGGGGAGATTTTTATGAAGTATTCTGTACAGAGTTCAAACCAAAGCATTGTAGTATTGATGTATGTGTGTCTATTGTTCTTGAACTTATGGAATATGACAATTTTCAAGATGTAGACTTAATTAATTTTGTACATATGAAACTACATGCACAAAATTGGGTAGACACTAGTGAACATTGGCAAGAAAAAGTTGATTGGTATTTTAATAACGGACTTAAAATTGGAAACCACCAACAACACGGAGTTTTTCATTATACTGAAAAAGACTTCTGTGATAAAATTTTAGCAAGGTATGAAGAATGTATTGGTTAATATTTGATAAAGATACAAGTAAAGTAAATGGCTTACAAAATTATTTGCCAGATACTGAATATTGTTTAGAAGTTAATGAAGATCAATACGTTGACTTTATTGAAAATCCTGATAAAAAAGAAAACTATATTGTTAAGTACGATCTTGCACAACAAAAATATTTGTTATTAGAATATGAACAACCTAAATTTAATTATGATATAAAAGATATCATTTATCATGTACCTAAACAAGATCATGCAGAGTGTATGATAGCACGTAATATTGAATGGCAACAATGGAAAATTACTGTCAACATAGAAAAGCAACTGTTGTTAGATCCACAACAGTTATGTAAGTTTAGTATTACAAAGTATAATGATCCTCATTTACTAATTAGAACCTTTAGTGCAACTGTAGAACAAATTGCAAAAGGACACATTGTCAGGTTTGACTATGACGACGAAGAGGGTGATGTAAGTATATATACGCCAAAGATCTTTAACACATACGGATTTATAAATGAAACAATTTAAAGTTTTAGACTACGATATTATATATTTGTCGTATGATGAGCCAAATGCAGAAGAAAATTATACAAACTTATTGACAAAAGTTCCGTGGGCAAAGCGTGTGCATGGTGTAGAAGGTTCTGATGCGGCACATAAAGCATGTGCAGAACTAAGCGAAACAGACCGTTTCATTACAATCGACGGCGATAATCAAATTGATGAGCAGTTTTTAAATCAAACAATTAATTTTCAAGACGGAGTTGATTTAACTAGACATGTAGTTAGTTGGACTGCTGATAATATTATTAATGGACTACGTTATGGCAACGGTGGTATAAAATGTTGGGATAAAAATACAGTCCTAAAAATGAAAACACACGAAAATGCTGATCCAGAAAATATTGCGGCAGGAATTGATTTTTGTTGGGATTTAGAATATATTCAAATTAATAGTTTAATGAGTACAGTATATAACAATGCAAATCCTCAGCAAGCGTGGCGTGCAGGGTTTCGTGAAGGCGTTAAAATGTCGCTTATTGAAGGAATGAAACCAGCAAAAGATGAACTTATTGGCAACCATTGGAAAAATTTAGAGCGTTTGTACATATGGTGCATGACTGGTGCTGATGTTGAAAATGGCCTTTGGGCAATATATGGTGCAAGAGAAGGACTGTACAAAACAATGTGTACAGACTGGGATTACGTTAATGTTCGTGACTTTGAATACTTGAATAAATTATGGAAAGATAAAGTACAAGACGAAAGCGACTTATTAGAAGCAATTAAAGATTACGGTGAAAGATTAAAAGAACAGTTGGATATTCCTATTGCTATAACACCCTTAGACGCTCAACAGAGCAAGTTCTTTAAAAGTACATACCGCAACCCCCCAAGACCAGAACATCCTTATATACGTACTTCTACAACACAATTTAATACTTTTTCATCACAGTTTAAATCACTTAATACTTTTTCATCACAGGTTAAACCAACTGTTGCTGAACCTAAACAACTTAAATTAGAATATGATATTGTAATGATATCTTATGATGAAGTAAATGCAGATGAAAACTTTGACAAATTGAAAACACGTTTTCCAAAAGCACAACGTATACATGGTGTTAGAGGAATACACCAAGCACACATTGCCGCGGCAAATATTTGTTCAACAGAAATGTTTTGGATTGTAGACGGTGATGCTGTTATTGCAGATGATTTTAATTTTGATTATGTAGTAGAAGATAATAAAGCAGTACATGTATGGCGTAGTCAAAATCCTATTAACGATTTAGTATATGGGTATGGAGGTGTAAAATTATTTCCTACACAAATGACACGTGATATGGATACTAGTCGTCCAGATATGACTACAAGTATTAGTGATAGATTCAAGAAGATGGAAAAAATATCTTGTGTTACAGGATTTAATTCAAGCGAATTTAGTGCATGGCGTAGTGCATTTAGAGAATGTGCTAAACTAAGTTCTAAAATTATTGACAGACAAAAAGAGGATGAAACAAATGAAAGATTACGAATTTGGACAACAGTGGGAAAAGACCGACCCTTCGGCGAGTTTGCTATTAAAGGTGCTATTGCTGGTAGGGAGTACGGGCTTTCTGATGGCGCTGATCTTAGACTAATTAATGATTTTAATTGGTTGTATGAACAGTTTACAGAAATTACAGATACTACTGAGGAATGGCAAAAACCGCACAACGATGATGATACAACTGAAGTAACTCCAGTAACTGAAGTATCACAACCAGTTGAAATAGTTAAACCAAAAGAAGTACAGATTGATAGTAGTTGGAAGCAAACAGTACCATTTAAACAAGACGATCCGTTACCGCCAAGAGATAATTTTATTGTCGATTTGTTAGATAGGTTTGAAATACTATATGGAGATAAAGTTTCAAATCTAAGACGTTTTTACAATGACGGTCATATGTTAGATATTTTACGTATAATTGGTAATGATGATTTACGTAGATTTGTTCAAGAACGCAATTATCATAGTCTATTTAGATATTTAGAATCTAAAGGTATCGAGATAGATGACGAACGTAAAATGTATATTGAAAAAAACGTACACAGTTTATTTAGATTGTTAGGCGAAGAACATGAAGATTTACGTAAAGCAGTTGTAGAAGATAATGTGCATAGTCTGTTTAGACTAGTAGGCGAAGATCACGAAGAATTAAGGAAGGTAGTTGCTGAAGAAAACTTACATAGTTT